GATCGGTGACGGCGTAGGTCTCGCCCTCGAGGTGTTCGACGCCGTTCTCGGTGTGATACGTCCGCGCGACGACGTCGAGCGAGTCACCGGCCATGTTTCGATCCTTTCGCGGGGCGCGGCGCCGGGTCCGCGGCCTGGCGCGTGGCGAACCCGGCGAGCTCGAGCTGCTCGACGTGATTCTCGTCGACCGTGATCGTGTCGCCGGCGCGCGGGTACTGGCCGTCCCAGTACCCGTCACGCCGGACCGTCATGGTCACCTGCATGGTTACGCCGTGTAGGTCGCGGCCGTGTATTGCACGACGCCGGCGCGCGCCTTCTTCCAGTTGATAAACCGTTCGGCGCGCAGGCCGACGAGGTTCATCTGCCAGAGGGACGTGAGGAGCGTCGTCGCGAGCGGCGGATTGTCGAGCGCCGAATCCATCTGCAGCGACGCCTCGCGCGACACGTCGATCGTCACGCCGCCGTCATCCGCGTAGAGAATCGCGCTCGGCTGCACCAGGGCGACGGTGGTGCCGGCCGACTGCGAGGCGATCGCCTTGTAGCCCATGATCATCCCGCCGCCCTGCGACATGCCCGGGAACAGCGGCTGCCCGAGCGGGTTCAGCGCGTTGGTCAACGCGAGCGCGTTGGTCTCCGAGAGGATCAGCACCGCGCCGGCACTCGGAATCAGCGCCGCCGTCATCGCGTTGGCGAGGGCCTGGATGTCGGTGCGCGCGTTGGCCGGGGTCGTGCCGGCGGTGGTGATCGGCGTCACGCCGTTGGTCACCGAGCCGGGCGACACGCCCGCGACCGGCGCCTGGGCGGGGTCGATGAATTGCGTGTCGAGGAACGCCGCGATCCCCGCGATCATGTCGCGCCGGATGACTTCCTCGGCCGACGGCGTCGAGGTGCGCGCGAGCTCCTCGGTGATCACGATGATCCCGGCGCATTTGAGAATGGACAACGTGATGGTCGAGAACGCCAGTTTGCCGACCGGCTTGGGCGCGCCCTGGCCGACCCACTGATACGTGCCGCCGCCGGTCTGCGCCGGGACGGACACGTTGAACGGCACCCGGAAGAACGTGTCGACCTTGCCGAGGATCGTTTGCGGGCGCAGCAGCGCGAGGAAATCCGCGGCCAACGGCGTGAGGGGCGCCAGGGGGCCGGCCCAGGTCGCATCGGTCGACGTGCCCGGGGCGACCGCGGCCTTGAGGACGAGTTCGACTTCCGGGGTCGAGTCGCGCCACTGTTGCGCGTGCGCGATGGCATCCGCCTTCGAGCCATGCCCGACCGCGAGCGCCTGGCAGTACCGCACAAACGCCGTCCCCGGCGCCAGGTTGCTCTTGACCGAGATGATCGGCACCCCGCCGCGCTGCTTGCTCGCCTCCTCGGGCGTCGCCGCGGTGATCGCGATCGCGTGCGTGCGGTTCGTCGTCTCGAGCGCGTTGAGCCGCACCAGATGCGCATCGATCGCCTTGAGTTCGGCGCTCAGGCCGTCGTATTCGTCGGTCTCGGCCTGGTCGAGGGTGGCGCCGGCCTCGGCCGACTTGGTCATAATCGCGGTCATGCGCGCCAGTTGCGCCGCGCGGCGGTTTTCAAACCCCGAAATCTGTTCTTGAATCGTTTTGGATTCCATAGTCGGCGCGCCCTTGTCCACGCGCACGATCGGCAGAAAGTCCCGGATGCGGGACGGATGACGGCCCGGCGCGGCCAGGTCAAGCGATTTGATCGTGTGAATCGTCGCGTCGGCATTGGCCGGGATCGCGACCAGCGAGAGCTCGAGGACTTCCGTTTTCAGGAACCGAAACCCGCCGGTGTCCTTGTTGAACGCTTCCTCGATCGAGCGGAACCCGATCGACACGCCGGCGAGCAGCCCGGCCTTGATGCTCTGCCACGCTTCCTCGACGCGGTCGCGCAACGTGCCGGGGTCGGCGACCGTCGGCAGGCTGGCCGAAAATTCGAGCCCGTCGGCCGTCGGTTTCTTGAACGTGACGGTCCCGACCGGCTTTTTCGCGTCGTGATACAGCAGCAGCGGGAGCGGATTTTTATAGGTGACGCCGAGCGGTTCGACGACGTCGCCCATGCGGTCGGGTTGGGGGGTCGAGGCGATGCCCGTGATGGTGCGCTGATGCGTGTCGACGGCCTTGATCGTCAGCAGCGCATAGGCACGCGTGAGGGGCACGCGCCCAAGAATGCGGCCAGCTCAGAGTTTCCGCCGGTTAAAAACCCGTCGCTCGTGGTAATCGGCGACATATTCGTTGACGGCCTCACGCAGGAGCCCGGCGACCCCGGTCTGGTTTTCGCCGGCGACCCGTCGCAGCTCGAGGCGTTGCGCGGGCGTCACGCGCAGTTCAATGCGCGCGGTCGAGGGCACATCGGCGATCCGCGGGCGGCCGCGCGGGCGTTTGCTCATGGCGTCACCCCAGCACGATCATGGAATAGCTCGGCCGCTTCTCGGCGGCCATGTAGTCGCGCCGATGGATCGCGTTCACCAGCGCGCTCGCGCCGTCGATCCGTTCCGTCGAGACTTTCTTCGACAGTTTCAGGTTGCCCATCGCGTCCTGCTCGACCGCCAGGTTGGAGATGTTCCAACGCAGCACCGGGTGCCCGTCGTGCCGCAGGGCGCGCGACAGAATCGCGGTCTCGAGCGACTTCGTCGGCCCCGACAACGCCGCGAACCCCTGGTCGATCTGGATGCACGCGAACCCGTCCTGCTCTTTCAGGCGCGTCACCAGGTCGATCGCGTTCCACTTGTCGAAGGCAATCTCGCGGATGTCGAACTCGGTGCGCCAGGCGCGCAGCCGCTGCCGGACGTACTCGTAATCGATGACGTTGCCCGGCGTCGCCACGAGCCACCCCTCGCGCGCCCACTGGTCGTACGGCACCCGGTCGCGGCGCACCCGCTCGGCCAGGTTGTCGGCCGGCACGAAGAACTGCGCGAGCACGTCGAACCCGGGCCCGTCGTCGTCGGGAAACACGGCGACGATCGCCGTCAGGTCGGTCGTCGAGCTCAGGTCCATGCCGACGTAACAGCGCCGACCGCGCAACCGCTCCGGGTCGGGTTTGACGCGGCACGCATCCCAGGCCGACATGGTGACCCACCGCGCCGCCTGCTCGGTCCACTGGTTCAGGTACAGCCGGCGAAAGGTGTTTTCCTGCGCCGGAATTTCCCGCGCCCGCGCCGCCAGGATTTGCATTTCTTCGAGACTGCGGAAATCGCCGAGGGCGGGATTGGCTTTTTTCCACACGCGCGGGGACGTCCACGCCGCGTCGACCGGCGCCTCGTACAGAATCGGCAGGAACGTCGGATCGAGCGCGGGATCGGCCTGGACCTTTTTCGCGTGCGCGTAGAGTTCCCAGAGAATCGAATGGCGGTCGTAGCCCGCCGTGGAAATCACGAGCAGCAAGGGCTGCTGGCGCGCCCCCATCGACGTCGACAGCACGTCATACAGCCGCCGGTCCGGCGCCGCGTGCAGTTCGTCGTAAATCACCATCGACGCATTGAACCCGTGCTTGCTGTAGGCCTCCGCGGAAATCGCCCGATAAAAACTCCCGCTGGCGTGATGCACGATCCGCTTTTGCGACTCGACGATGTAACACTCGGCATTGAGGGCGGGATCGTTCCGCAGCATCTGCGCCGCGACCCCGAACACCAGGCCGGCCTGGTCCCGATCCGCCGCGGCCGAGTACACTTCGCCGCCCGTTTCGCCATCCGCCAGCAGGCCGTACAACGCGATCGCGGCCGCGAGCTCGGATTTCCCATTCTTCCGCGGGAGCATCAGCAGGCACGTGCGGTACTGCCGCGTGCCATCCCGGCGCTTTTTGAAGAGCTGCCGCAGGATACGCACCTGCCAGGGCCGCAACTGGAACGTCTGCCGGGCGTAGGGCCCCTTGGTATGAGTCAGGCTGTTGATGAACGCGATCGGGTCGCGGGCGGCCGTGGGCGGGCCTTGCGGGCCGTCTTGCCGGACCATCCAGCCCCCACGCCGATCCCGTCGCACCGGGGTGACCGGGGGGTCCAGCACAGGTTGACCCTTAGTCAAAGGTTGCGTGCGGG